ATGAAATACATACACATACCCACATTCATTATTTTCGGAGTAAGCATCTTCTGCATTTCCACCGCACATTTTGAGCTTGCAAACGCTATTCAATATTGTTGGACAGGTACATTTGTGATACTGATTCTGACATACAGCCTCTCAATGGCGTGTATGGGCAAGCGCATTATGCTACCAAAGGACAAAATTATGAAGACGGTATGTGTACTTGGCATTATAGAAATACTATATTCCATCATACAGTTATTTGGATTTGTTCCCAACAACTTCCATTATGCTTACTTCTCAGGAAGCTTGAACAATCCTGCCATATTCGGAATGCTCCTTTCGTTCTGTACCCCTATTGCTGTATATTATGCAGTCAGAACTGTTGGCGCAGAGCAAATGACATGGAAAGCTATGGCTATGGCCTTTGGTGTGTTTGTCATCCTTTCAGACTCACGGACAGCTATTTTGGCTTCTATATGCGGCATAGCTATTATCCTGAGGATGGAAGTAAATCCATTAAGAAAGTTCATCTGCGACAGACGATACAGGCTCATTGGGATAACGTGCGTAATCATCGCCTTAATTGCCTTATACGTATATAAACGTTATTCCGCAGACGGACGAGTGCTTATATGGATGGTAAGCATGGAGATGATAAAGGATAAGCCATGGTTTGGTTGGGGATTTGATGGATATGTAGCCCAATACATGAACTATCAGGCAGACTACTTAACCGCTCATCCAGACTCCCCTTTTGTATTACTTGCTGATGAGACACAGAACCCATTCAACGAATTCCTGCACGTTGCCCTCATATACGGAATTCCATGCGCGGTTGCATTTGTGTTCGTCACCCTTTGGACTATATGGCATATCTATGCAAAAGTGAAGGAGCACAAGAGTGTCTTATTATGCACTGTATGTGTGCTTGTCGTATGGTTCATGTTCAGCTATCCTCTCAACATACCATTCGTATGGCTAATAATCCTTTTCATGTTCTTATCGACAATTACTCGAACTGTCAAGCCGCCAATGCCCAAACTATGTATGACACTTGTGCAGACAACCGGATTCGCTTGTATGTATTCATTGTACGTCACAGGAGCACATGACATCCGTAAACTGTGCCTTCAGGAACGTGCCACAAACCATTGTGATGAGGAAATCATGAAAGAATATGAAGAAATATACAAGGAATATTATGATGACTACATGTTCATATACAACTATGGAGCCTTGCTTCATCTTCGCGGTGAATATAAGAAGAGCCTTGAGGTGCTCAATGCAGGGAAAAAGTACCTATCAGACTATAACATGATGCTACTGATTGGTGACGACTACCAGAAACTGAAGCAATACGACCTTGCCATAGCCAGTTACAAACGGGCGGGCGAAATGATTCCGAGCCGATATCTACCTCTATATTATCGTATGGAATTATACCTTGAAACGGGCGATATGGAGAAAGCGTACGAGATAGCAAACATGATTATCAACAAGAAAAACAAAATAAAGGAATCCAAATTAAACCAACAAATCATAAACAAAGCAAAGGAATGCCTGAACTATTAATACGATGAAAAGAAATCTATACAAGTTGACGATAGGAGCATGTATGTTTATCGCCATACTTATGTCCACTTCGTGCAATAAACGCCTGAAACATGCCATTGCCATTGCTAGAGACAATAGCTCTGAGCTTAAAGTTGTACTGAAGCACTTTGAAAGCGACCCCAATCCTTTGAAGTACAAAGCTGCAAAGTTCCTAATTGAAAACATGCCTAGCCAGTTTCAGATAGAGGGTAACACGGTAGACATTATAGACTCCATCTATGTGAGAACCGGCAATGTAAGCCTTAATGTACGTACCAAGTACTTCGAAGACTCAATGCAAGGTATCCTCCCCGACAATTTTGATGCCACATATGACATCTCAACAATAAAAGCAGAATACCTTATCAAAGCCATAGATAACGCTTGCGACGCGTGGAGCAGCTCAACATGGCATGAGGATTTTGACGAGTCGATATTCTTTGAATATGTATTGCCATACAGGTTGTCGCATGAGCCTAGAACAGACTGGCATGCCACAATCAATGAAGAATACCCGCTCTTATCACAAAACGTTGTAATGTCAAGGCGCGGCCTACAGTTCGAGGCAGAACATGACAAAACCGTTTCGTGTGTGACAAAGGAATATGTAGGAGCATCAAGTGGCAAGGCAGAAATGATGCTTCCTGAAATATCATCTATATCATTCGTTGTAAACACAGAGCGACACACACAGAAACGTCTTATCATGAAGTATGCTTCCATTGCCCAAAACCTTAGCACCACAATCAGTATCAACGGCGTAAAGGTGGAGAATGTACACCTTGTACCGACACGCAACAGTGAGTCCTTCACAGAGAAATGGTTCAACTTCCCCATTCCTTTCAAGAAAGGAAAGAATGTAATCACTATCTCCTCCCCCACAGATACTCTCTGCATAGACTATATACAGTTGGGAGCTTTGGAGGAATTCAGCCACGATGACATCCGTGACTTCTCTGCAGACTATTATAATATCGTAAATGCCAAGTCACGGCTGTTCATCACTTATGACACAGCGCATGCAGCAAAGACGAAGACCGTCTGCCTCAAGAAGCATTCAAAGACAGATAGCACACAACTTCTTCGTTTGGATTACGCTGGCTATCCTTTGTGGAGAATAGGATATTACAGGAACGACTCTGTCGACATGTGCCTTAAGATAGAGTTTGGCTTACAAAACACACTGTCACCCAATACCCCAGTAACGTCTGCCAAGTACATCAAGCGACCATTCGACCAATGGCTATTCATACCTGTAGGAGACAACAAATACAGAATCATGAACAAGCATACAGGGCTATTCCTCGATTTCAAAAAGGATTCCGTCTCTAATGGAGACATCCTCATTCAGAATAAGTACACAGGCAAGGAGTCACAAGTATGGGAACTCCACAGACAAGGTAAAAAAACATATGCAGACCTGTATTACAAAGTACACTCCGCAATGTCGGAGGCAATGCGTGTCTTCGACCTAACTCACCAGTTTGAGTATTACATCTACAGCAGTCCATTCGGAACCAATCCCAACTTACTGTTTAAAACCAAAAGCGGAAAGTGTACCGATGAGGCAAGCTTCACAATATACCTGTGCCGTCAGTTGGGAATCCCCGCAGCCTACGACTTCACTCCTCATTGGGGCAACCGTAGCAGCAGTCACTCATGGAGCGTGCTGATAAACGAGCAGGGCAAGTCCATGCCATTTTATATGGGAAACTTCCCCGGCGACACGGCACATTATTTCAATTCATATATCAAGCCAAAAGTTTTCCGCTACAGATATAGCATGAACAAACGAATTGCATTAGACATGAAATATGAGTTGGACATACCTAAGTTATTCCAAAACCCTCATTTCACAGACGTAACATCAGAATACTGCACGACATCAGATATTGAACGTCCAATACCTGACAAGATAAAGAACAACAAAATTGCGTACATCTGTGTCTTTGACAATAGAAACTGGGTACCTGTATACTATGGTAATATCCGTAATGGCAAGGTCATTTTCAAGTCAATGGGACGAGGTATCGCATACATGGCGGCAACATATGAGAACGGAGAAATCGTACCATTCGGAAATCCGTTCATACTCAACAACAAAGGCAAATTAAAGGAACTATCAGCGAATACGAAAAAAACCATTACCATGAAACTATTGAGAAAGTATCCGTTTATGGGTGCCCAAGACTATTTCAACAGCAGAATGGACGGTGGACTCTTTCAGGGTTCCAATAACAAAAATTTTTCGGATAGCACCATATTACATAAGCATAAAGGCATAACAAATGGCAACTGGTACAATATACCAGTAAAGTGCAACAAAGAATTCAAATACTTGAGATACATCGGTGGCAGAGGTTCATTCTGCAATATCAACGAACTGGAATTCTACGATTCCGAAGGAACGAAAATTGAAGGTACAATCATCGGAACAGAAGGAGAGCCATGGGCAAGAAAGGAAAATGTTTTTGATAACAATATACTTACAGGGTTCAGTGCCAGCAGCCCTGACGGCAATTGGGTAGGACTGGAACTTAAGAGAGCCATGAAAGTATCAAAAATAAAATACATTGGCCGAAATGACGGGAACGGCATAGAAACAGGCGATGAATACGAATTATACTATTGGAATTCAAAAGGCTTTTGGGACGACCTTGGAAAAAAGAAAGCGACGGACAATGTTCTTCTCTTCCATAAAATACCAACCAATGGCCTTTACGTCCTCAAGGACCTGACCAAAGGTAAAGAAGAGCGCATCTTCACCTACGAGGAGGGAAAACAGGTTTGGTGGTAAAGACTATCTCAGGGGAAATGTTTTGGATACCCAAGGTTTCCTGCTTACCAAAACAAGAGAAAGGGGATTCTTATACCAACACCCCTCATTCCATGCTGACCGCCGTACCGCTGCATGTCACCATCAGCATACTGCCGCTTGCCCCTACCGTTTCATAATCCAAATCGATTCCAATGACCGCGTTGGCACCCAGCCGGGCCGCTTCCTCTCCCATCTCTTGCAAAGCTGTGTCTTTAGCCTTGCGCAAAACCTCTTCATACGAACCAGAACGGCCGCCGAAGAAATCCCGCAATCCGGCAAAAAGGTCGCGCACCACGTTCGCACCGATGATTGCCTCGCCCGTCACCACACCATGATATTTCGTAAGGTAACTATATACGACAATACCCTAAATCCCGTGGTAACAAAAATGTCTCATTTTCAGTTGGATATTAACAATATTTAGAACATTGGTATGTTTTGCTGTAGTTAAGTAACTTCAGGGCGTGGCAAAGTCGTATCATCAAAGTTCCTTATTATATTACAATTGTAGCCTCTGATTTTTAATCAGACTTTACCCTTTCCTATATAATATTCATCTATCACATCCAGCGTGTTATCAATATACTTTCTTGGAGCGTCAGACACAGTTTGGCGAATGTCTTTCAATGCCATCTTTATTCCACCTATCTTTTCTTGCGTACTATGGACATTGTCATCAATATACCATGATAGCTCATAGTGCGATATTTTACCGCTTTTACATCATTTGTTTGTAACACCCTACTCTCCCTTAATGTTTATTGCTTCAATAATAGAACCATTATCAGCAACGCTACTTATTCTAAAAACTTGTCCTCTATGTTCACCGCTTACGGACTTAATATGTGAATTCATCTTGATTTTATACTGCTCCATGACAATTATTTACGTTTTAGGAATTTGAATATATTATTCAAACTGATTCCTATGCCGCCAATGTTAGGTTCAAGAATTATGGTGTCATTTAGTATTTTACCAATACCACCTTTTAATTCCTTTTTCACCCTAAAGTCTTGAATGGCTTTCTTTTCTCTAATATCACGAAATATTTTTTCAAGAAGCGTTATCACATCTTGAGGATGTTGGCAAATTTTCTTTATTTCCAAAAAGATAAATTTGTCTTTAGGTATTTCTGCTTTTGTTTTATCATTTAAAAAGTATTTGGGATGAAGAGTTGTTATCATTAAAGCGGGCAATAATTCCAAAGGGTCTATGCCATTTACTGATTTCCAAGACATTAATTCTGTATAAATTAAACTTCCCGATATTCCTTGTATCACTACAGAGTCATTTTTTGCAGCAAATTCTGCTATTTTATCAAAATTCTCTCTCAAAGTGTTTCCTATCGGTTCATTCCAGTTATGATAGTCCAAAATGTATAGATAATAGCTTTTTGATACATTATCTGGAATTTCTGCTAATGTGTGAATCTTTAATCCCATATCTCCAACATGTATTTATAATAGAGTGTAAAGATACAGATTGTCTCGCAATTTTCATTCTTATTTCCAAAGTTTTATAAAGTAATCTTATGAGCCGTACCACGAATGCCACACTGTATAATGATAGCATGGCGATAGTTGCTATTGACAACTAAATTTCTACCAAAGTTATATATAGCAAAGAATAAACTTTGCTATTATGAAAACTATTGGTGAATTCAAATCATTATTCGATTTATTGCAAGCCTTCCCAACGGAAGAAAGTTGCATTGAGTATTTGGAAAAGAAACTTTGGAAGGATGGTATTCCAGTCTCTCCCTATGACCCTACATCGAAAGTTTACAAGCGTGGCGATGGCATGTACCGTTGCAAGAATACAGGCAAGAATTTCAATATACGTATAGGAACCATGTTTGAAGGTAGCAAAGCACCCCTTCGTAAATGGTTCATGGCAATCTATCTTATAACCTCTCACAAGAAAGGTATTTCATCCCTACAACTGGCAAAGGATATTTCCGTAACGCAAAAGACTGCGTGGCACATGTTACACCGTATTCGGGAATGCTTCAGCATCGTAATGGATGAAAAACTTGACGGAGAAGTAGAATTGGATGAAACCTTCGTAGGTGGCAAGAACAAGTATCGTCATAAACACAAGAAAGTAAAGAATTGCCAAGGACGGAGCTTCAAAGATAAAGTTCCCGTAATGGGTATGCTCCAGCGTGGCGGTAACGTGGTCTGCAAGGTTGTACGTGATACTTCTTATAAATCCCTTACCGTTCCTATCCTTAGAGCCGTTGACCGCTCTGCAACGCTCTTTTCGGACGAGTGGATTGGTTACAAAACCGTTAATAAGCTATATGAACATTATATAGTTGACCATGGTCACGGGCAATACGTTGATGAAGATGCTTATACTAACAATATCGAAGGCTTTTGGGGTATTGCCAAGCGTTCTATTAACGGTATTTACAACCATCTTAGCCGTAAACACCTCCAAAGATACTTTAATGAGTTCAGTTTTCGATATAATACACGCAATTTAAGCGAAAGTGACCGTTTTAATTTGTTACTTTGCAATTCCAATCATCGTATAACCTATCAAAGTTTAACGAAATGAAGAAAGACAAAGAACCAACAGTTGAACAACTTATGAAAGCAATGGCAATCGAATTGCGTCCAATTGAGGAACTGAAAAAGCCCGTGGCGCATCCTGAAAACTTTGACCTGTTTATGGCAAAGGCTATCAAGATTAAGCCGAAAGTCAAAAAGAAAGGGAACAAGAAATAACTTCATCGGTTAATCTCGTTCCTCTCTACCACTCATAAAACGTAATGGTCAAAAAAGCGTCAATATCAGAGCCGTGTAAACGGATAGTATTGTCGCCACTTCAAAAAGAAATATGGCAGACTTCTTTTTGTTAAACAATATCATGTATAAAGTGGTCGTGGCGAATATTGCAGCCGAAATGAACCACGCTCCCGAAAGTACCGTCCATAATATCGAAGAGACACAGCATACGAATGCCGCTCCATAGTGTACATGCTTTTCTATGCCTTCTCGATAGTTAGGAGTAACAGCCACGAAGAAAGTGGCAGAGCAAGCAAGAAAAACCAACCACTGTAAATTATCTTCCGAATACGTTAGCCATATAGGTAAAAGCGTGGCAGCACAACCGAACATTGTCACGGTAAATAATTTTCCCAATCCCCTTTTTCTAACGTCCAATTTATAGTAGGTTTCGGACAAACTTTCAGGCAAACCACGAAGTATTGTCACGGAAAGTATCACGTATGCCATAAACATGAGACACGAAAGTAATAAGGTGGTTAATGTTATATTCATTCCTTTAATCGTTCATTCTATGGTAAAAGTCAAGTTTTATATTCTCGTATATGGCAGAAATATTGGTATAAGCTCTGCCATTATTTTCCCCAGCTTCATTGTATAGTTCATTTTCTACAACTTGCGCAACCCAATCAATCCATACTGGATTACAATATTCTGACAACTTCTTACCATTGTATTTAAAACTATCAAAACGAGTATTTCTATCCTCGTACATGTTGGTCAGCAGTGTGTGTATCTTTTGCCTTGTAGCTTCCCGATTGGCAATATGATTTTCTTCTCTAATCTTCTTTATCAGACGACAAACCTTTTCCGTGGCGAGGTCAAAATACACTCCTGAAATATTCTTTATGCGTAGCTGGTTTTCTGCGGTCAATCCTTCCGCTATACATTCCATTGTATGGTTGCTATGTTCCAATTTGCCATTTAGCTCCCGAAGTTCATCCGTATAGCTTAAAATATCCTCAATAGCAGACTTGAACCACTTGAAACAAGCAATCATCAGTCCAGCAGAAAGAAGTAGAAAAATGGCACAAACGATGACCATAAAGCCATAGTCGCTAATTCCTTTTGCTAATTCCGTTATATGCTGTACCTCGTTCATATCAGAATACGGATTAAACGTCCAACGAATACACCTGCGACCGTCAAGCCAAAATCTATCCAATCCCATTTGCCACCCCACAGCCTGTCTTTCAGTTCCAGTGCGGCTGCAACGCCAATTCCAGCATATGCGGCACAATAATTACCGTCTGCTCCTAATCCGATAAGGATTCCACCTGTAAGATGTTTCCATCTATTGCTTGTATTGAGCCAAGTTAAAAGTTTTTTCATCATTTATCGGTATTTTGTAAAGTCAATACTGTCTTTTGTCCTCCATCCTTTGGCTAATGTATTTTGAATATATGTCATAGCCTGATTGTAAAAGTTGGACAACTCATTCAATGTAGTGAACTGTTTGTATACAGGTTTTTCGTCAGTTCCTAACTTAAATACCACTGGCAAAGTCTTACCGGCAGTTTGTATCGCCAAATCATAGGCAGCCTTGTAGTTGAACTGATTTTCCTGTGACAGCCAAACCTGAACGCCATTATAGGTCATGCCCATTAAGATAGCATTGTCAATTTGTTCATTATACCAACCGATAACCAATGACTTTATCTCCTCGTCAGTTGGGCAATGGTCGAACTCTTCCTCCATAAATGTGACGATATTCTCGTTGTTTTCTTTGGCTTGAATGTCCCAACGTACACGCCATTTATTCTTCCTTGGGTTCACGCATTCAAGCAATGAAACACCAATATCACCTTCTACTCTTTTCATGTAAATATGTATTTAGTTCCTCCGTTACCATATCTTTCCGCTTTTATAACTGTTCGGAATGGTAATTCACCCTGTTCCTTAATTTGGTCTAATACTGACCATATATCTTTGGAAGCTGTGAAAAACTTCTTTTCTTCCTTTTCATGAAGAATACGCACCACGTACCTTCCTTCGGGTTGCGGTATATCATCGGGATTGGCAAAATCAATCTCATCGGGAATGTCACCATGAAACTTCGTTTTCAGCCTCTCGTATTCCGCTTTTGCTTTTGCGACTTTTACTTCATATTCTTCTTTCTCAAATTTCGGTATAACACCAGTCTCAAAATCCAAGACAACGATTGAAGTGTTTACCAAATCACGGATAGAAACTTGATTGCCCTTGAAGCGTTTCTTTCCGTCTGCATATCGTGGTTTTATGCCTAAATCCTTAAAATCTTTCATTCTTACTCCAGTTAATCTATAAAATAAGTTACGACAGTCCGCATGTTAACAAAGCCCATAGAATGAGGCAGCAAGCTCCCTTCTACGTTTTAGGCTTTTTATACGGTGCATTTTTCTTGCGAAGTTCTTTTTGTTACGTTTACGCAGTCTGGTATGGGTGGGATAAATTACATATCCCAGGAAGTCTAACCCTTCGGCTACAGGGAATACTCGTTCATTAGGCTTAATGCACAAGCCCATTAGGCTTGCTTGCTGATGAACATAGTTCCTTACCTTCCAACATTCCTTCTTTGTATTAGCGTGGCTGTCACCATCGTCACAATAACGATAGTAATGCTTCAAACCTTTTTGGTCTTTGAGATAATGGTCAAGAAACATCGAAAGAAGCATATTGCCAAATCCTTGTGATGAACGTAGCCCGATACTTAACCCATCAGGCATCATACGGACAAAACGCTCAAGTATGGTCAATAGAACCTTTTCCTTAAACATTCTCCGTAAACAATACATCATAAAGTCCTGCGATATACTTTCATAGAATTTCGTAATATCAAACTTGTAAGCGTAACGCATACCTTCGTAATCATTCTGCAAATCCCTACGGATATAGTTCAGAAGGTCATGCGTTCCACGATTTTTGATAGAAGCTGACGTGGTGCGTATATACCTCCGAAATACTTTGCGTTCAACCACGCTCATCACCGCGTTTACACCTATCCTTTCAATAATCGGTATTGCTTGTACTCGTCTGTCTTTTGGTCCATCCGTGACCAGCCTTTCCTTGTAACCAGTTATACAAAAAGTTCCTTCTTTTATCTTTCGTGAAAGGATGTCAACTACCTTATCCTCATTCTTTATTATCCAACGTCCAATACGAGTTCTTTTGCGTCTTTTGCCACGCATAACAACTGATATGGAATTGTATAAATTATGAGGTTCAATAATTTCTTTTATAATATCCCTTTCTCGTTTCATTGTCCTTCAATTTCTGGGTCTGACTTCTTCGGCTGTATTTCTTTATACCCTACCAAACTCCACCCAACGCTTTATGTTCCACTTTTCCAAGTCTGTAATAAGCTCTTGCTATTAGTGAGGTTCATTTCCCTGAGCTCCACGTTGGGGACACGTCCCCCGATGTTGTACGCCCAAAATCTTTCTTTTGCGTTAAACTTTAATTGTTTGCGAGCCGACAACCAATGTTCGTGTTCGCATTCGATGAATCGTTATTCGCATTCGCATACGAAACACCGCCATTAGCATTCGCATTGTTGTTCGACCGATACACCCACCAGTGCTATGGGAAAATCCGCCTTTGTGTCATTTATACTTGTAAGTTCATAAAAAGCCATGACGTGTCAGTTGTCATAAATGCCAACAACCAACACGCCATTCGCTTTTCGCTATGCGGTTTCTTCTACTTCCGTAGGTAACGCCTTGAACGCTGCCACGCTCTCCGCAATTACGATTGCGCCACGGAAGGCGAGCCGACAACCAATGAACGTGCTCGCATACGATGAATCGTTATTCGCATCCGCATACGAAACACCGCCATAAGCATTCGCATAGTAGTGCGACCGATACACCACTCTATTTGTTGCATTACTTATCCACTGCACATCTGTATAGAAAGTGGTACTACTTCCGTTGCTATTGCTGACGTTAATTACATCCATGAATTTCTGATGATATACGGATTTCACGTAATTCCCTGAAGATGTACTGCTCAATACCTTTCGTATCGTTCCGTCAGGCATTGTTATAGTGTATTTGTACGTATCCGCAGCAGGAGTATTAGGCAAACCTACTTTATCCATCCATTCAGCAAGATTACCCCACCAATTTTCATAACCTAAGCAGCGTGTACAAGGTATTCGTACCAAATCCCTGTTTTCATCCTCATACCAAGCATATTCCGTGGCGTGGTCAGGATTTATGGTGTCGGTCATTCCCAAAAAAGCACTGGAACCTACAATTCTTGAAGTCGTATTTTGCCCATAACCGCATTGGTCTTGGACATCCCTTCTTCCATATTTAGCGTAGAAAAGGTTTGCCACGTCCTTGTGCATTTCCCAATCGACTAATTGTAAATTTCTTGCTTGTGCATAATTGCTGAAATCGGGCTGGGTCAGATTATTGATACCCGCAACTCCATTTGCAGCAGAGTATAATTTACTACCAATATTGGTAGCCTCGAACATTCCCGTAAGACATGCTTTATGTTTCACCCAGTCAGGCTCCATGTCCTCAACCTTATCGGAATTGGAAAGAACCACGCAATCAAATTCTGCATTGTTATGGATTGAGAATTGAAGAGTTTGGGCATTTTCGGGAACCGCAATAATAACATACATTCCATTTACAAACTTCGCATCCAAAGTCTCGATAAGGATATTTTGGATGATGGCACTATTTGCATCCGTAACGATAGCACCTACAAGACTTGTACCAAGTACTGACGGAAAACGTACATATTTATATCCGCTAATGTCCACTCTGCAAATGCTATAATTGTTATCTTGTGAAGTAGCGTCAGTAACCGTTGTTTTACCAGTCAGTATCTTATAACCTTTCTGATAGTTACTCGCTGCCTTTATGTCTTCAAGCGTCAGTATATCTACGGCTGGCTTGTCAGGCATATCTTCGTTACTACTGAAACAGGAGTACTTCTTACTTACCCCTTCGGAGAAAGCTCCTAAAACGTCATTTATTCCCTTGTACCAATAATCAGGCTCGTACATGAAAGCGTCCCCTTCGGTACTATCCAATTTTGCAGGAGTTGAAACTGTGGTAGTCGCTCCGTCCGCATAATAATTGAAATCCTTGTCGTTCAGTTTACAAATAGTCATTACGCCTTTGACTGCCTGTTTGCCAAGACAGCCGTAACGCTTACTAAGAATTTTTGTTATGTGCCCACTGGGTTGGTATTCATTGTCATACTCATAACCTGTTTTATTATCAAGATTACTATAATTCATATCATCCGAAACGGTATCATCACAGCTTATCATAGTATATTGGGGCTGTCGGATATTCAATTCGTCAAAACGCTCCACGTAAGCAGCAAATGTCTCATCATCCAAATAGGAAGTGAGTTGGTAATAACCACAAATCTTACATTTGTTATTCACGATATTACCCTGCGCATCAATACCGCCAAGCCCTGCATCGTACCACGCTTCCAAGTCCGAACCGTCACCTTCCAAATTCAAATTTGTCAGACGTACATATTTGATGGTGTGTTCACTCAAAGCAAACATTTCGTTAAACAAAGCAAAGCCGTCCAGTTGTGAGCAATTCTCAACCCATAGCCCTGTAATGGAACGAAGGTTGTCAAATGTAATTCCTGTACGCTTAATTTCAGGTAAGGAACGCAAGGTCAAAGTTTGATAGTTTTTCGGAAGATGCAATGTACTCAACGGTGCGCCTTGTGCGAATAAAATGGTTGATAAAGCATTGCAACCAGTAGCATTTACCGCTTTTATTCTTGTACACCCCGACAAATCAAGAGACGGAAGGTTGGTATAATTGACAATCTCCAATGACTCAAGCATTGGTAGTTTTGTGCCTATCACAAGTTCTGTTAATGTATAAGTTTTGTTACTGTTACCCAATACCAATTCTTCCAATATAGGCAGAATTGGAATGTTCATATCGGTAAAACCTCCCCAGTCGGACAAATCAAGTTTCTTCATCCATACACCACCGAACAGATGGAAAATTGTGCCGATGTTAGCCACTTGATTATATGTGTATGACCATAGCTCGTCTTTTGTGACCTTATCATGCGTCATGGTTTCCCCTTCTCTACGAAACTCAAAATAAAATTCCCTTGCTGCCACGGCTTTTACCGTTGCTCCAGCAGCCGAATTGCCTTTGAAGGAAATATCCGTTGCTGTATATTGCCCCGTGCTTCCCCAAGCATCGAACAAGCCCATACGGTTAGTGACAAACCAATGACGATGTGCCATCCTACTTCCCTGCATGGCTTCCAAATACGAATATTTCACATTGGAAACCACGCCATCATTATTTACTTCTATACCAATAGTCTTGGGAACTACATATTTATTGATAGCGTCCAAATTATATATCCGTTCACAGAACTTTTCGCTTTGCTCCTTGTCGAATATTTGGAAAATGTTGTCATTGGTAAGTTTTGCCCTGATACGGATATATGCAGCTTTCAGTTCATCAGGGAATTGCTCACGCAAATTCTTCCAAAGCACACTGTCATGACCAGCAAAAGCATACACTGTTTTGTCAGGCGTGGTAAGTTCCGTATCAATAGTATTTTCGTCAATGTCCCAATTATACTTCAAACGTCCGTCATTACGTACACCAAGGATAGTATCATTATCGTAGAATATCATGTAAGCAAGCATTCTATCCATGTCAGGTGAATACCAAAATGCCATCATCATATTCTTAACACGTTGGTCAACGCAAGCGAATATATCTGTGAATTCGTAATAATCACACAAATAATTTACATCGAAATAATTTCCCAATTCATCACGGAACTTTTTTGCCCTTGCCTTCTTTTCTTCTTCATCCAATCCTTCGGCTGTGGTATCGGTGCTTTTTACCCATTTGACAAGAGCTTCAAGATATTTAGGCTTTTTTGTACCTGCTTCATACTCGGCATTGATGTTATCATCATCTGGAAAACGTGCCTCAAACACTTTCAACCAGTTTGGGATACCATCTTCACCCTTGGTGTCGAAATCATCATCAAGAAACATTCCCATCGGGTAGTCATTATTCAGAAACTCCCAACATTCGGTAGGATTATTACCTTCAAATTTTTCTGTTACCCACGCTTGGTCATGATAGCCTGGTATATTCAAAAAGCCGAATACATCTTCTGTACTCTTGTCATTATTCCAATTGAATTTTCCCAAAAACTGAGGAGTTTCCTCTACCGTGCCACGATAAAAGAACAAGCAAGGCTCACCATCTATCGTAGTGCGTACATCATATTGGTATTGTTCCCTGTTTACATATTTTTGAGGCGGAACAAATTCTCCAATCCCCAGCAAGGTATCTTGGACAATACGAGCCATGCCAGTATTATGCGAACTTGAACTTTCTGCAAAATCAGCTTTTGTGCAAAAGCAATCAACTGGAGCGGCAGCGTAATTATTGGACGAAGCAAGACGGAAGGAAAATTTTGCTTTTTCTTGCAACTCTCCTCCAATTCCCTGCTCATTGCAACCAAGATACAACTTTCCTTCTTCTTTAGCTGCATTTTTGAAATATATACGATAATTCTTTATTGGATAAGCTAATGAGGATGTTCCCTGCAAACGAATACAACCGCCAATACATAAGAAATTCTGTTTTGGGTCACCGTTTTTTACATACGACAAAATCTGGTCTACATCATATTTGGTATCTTTATTGTTATTTACAGCAGCCTGTAATACCGTGGCAACTCCGTTGGTTTGTCTGCCTGTAATGATAACGACACGCATCCCGTCAGGAATATTCTCTACACTGACATTGCCATTATCATCCAGTATGTCGTTTGAATTGTATTCATCAATTAACTCGTCAGCCGTCTCTTGGTCAAGAATATAACAAGATAACATTTGGTCGTCCGTGAGGAATGTATTATAACCACGCATCAAATATACGTCCAAGGTAGCACCATCTGCCCCCATATTGATATAAGAAGGCGTACTTTGATAGATACTATCCGAAGTGCCACGTTGAACACTTCCTGACATGATACCGTTGATGTACAAATAAACCATTTCCGTATTTTCTTTCTCATAATCCGAAGAGTCGTCAGCAGCAACAGGAAATGAAACAAAACCAACTTCATAAACATTGTCCGAAGCCATCTTCATGGCAAGCAAACTATTGCCACGTGTCACCATTCGGGCTTCCGTAGGAGTAATGACGAATCCTGTACCGTTATCGTCCACGCAACTGATAATGACTGCGTTATCATCCACCACTTCCGAAACTTTATACTTTATCAGGAATGCAAAGGCATTATTAGCACTTTGCGTGGGTTGTTCCAAAGGCTTATATTTTACGACACTTCGGGCATTGCTCGTATGCCTTAAAGCATTGCCTACCCAACCATCACCACCCCAATTGAATCCGCTGAATTCAGTGGTAATGTCTCCATACGTCCATTCCTCACGGTTGGTATCATTGTTACTGCGTCCCTGTGCCGATAGTTTGAGTTGCATTCCGTCCGTTGGCTCAACAAGATTCAAATCTGACTTTGTCACGTTCAGGTTAAAATGATACTCCGTCATACCACAAACGAACTTACAAGCTGATGTACCGTAATTCATAGCACGTACATTTAGCTTCGTGGTTATGAAAGATACCTTGGCTGATGATACCAGCGTCCCTGCTTCGTACACCTCTACCGTGGTTGGTGTTTCTTGTGGATTATAAGCGGCATAAGTCAGTACATAATTGTCATATTGCTTAACAGGAATATACGGACGATTGCCACCACTTATTATCGTTCCATCCTGATAATCAAAACGAGTGGCAATAATAGGTGCTGTATTACCTGTTTCACGTACCGCAATATCAAAATAGATACTATTACTCTTTATGATACTTTCATCAGATAGCTCTAATTCAGCAACCATTTGTACGGAATGTGCGCCATGAGCCATAGCGGAAGTGTCTATTTGGAATGAGCCATTTGCCGTACTGGTGGTTATACTTCTGTCCTCTACATCCACGCCATCAATATAGCAACGCAAGGTTTTCGTACCACTTCCTGTCAAAGCATATGGAACGCTGATTTTATCTCCCTTGTCTATGATAGTGGCAATATTGAAAGAACTGGTCAAAGTCAACTGTATCACACTTACCGTCCAAGATATGCTTGATACCTGTTTCTCTTCCCCGTCACCGACTTCTACACGCACACGTACATTGTTCGTTCCAATACCAAGGTATTTCGTCACATCAATCTTTTGAGTGCTACCTGCTGGAATGGTGCTTTCAAATGAACTTGACGTTGCACCACGTACTATTGTCACGGTAGATTTTGCGGAATTTCCAGTTGATTCACCTGTCGTTGTATCTATTTGGTCATATTTGTAACTCAACTCTACTGTATCGCCATTCTTTACCGTGGGATTGGGTGTAAGGCGTGTAAGGGTGATTTTGGTTGTGACGATAGAACCACCTCCACCGCCTGTAAATGTCTCAGTGGTACTTAATTCTTCCCCTCCTTCGGTCAGCAAAGACAATGAATATGCTTTCTCGTCTCCTTCACCGATAGTGTTCAAGCGTAATGCAGCACCGTATTTGCCTGCTAAACCCTTGAATTCTGCTGCTACTGCCTTATTTTGTACAGGGTTGGTAGAATTATCGTCTATCGTTTCATCAACCTCTACGACAGGAATATCAAGATTGACATTACCACTCTTATCAGGTGTAAGAATGTTCGTGAGTGCGCCTCTTGATACAGTGATTTGCTTTACCGCTCCTTTGCCACCGTATTCTTCCCAAGCTGAAATGTCATAGAACATACTGATGTCCGTTCCTACGAAACGATAATCCACCCATTCCCCCGAAGCAGTCTCAAAAGTGATTATCATACCCGACTTTTGTTCATCGTCAATATCGGCATTTCGTAAAGCCTCAACAGCGGTAGACAAAGTATAAAAGCCTTCGGATAATGGGACTTCCTTTGTCACGTTGAAAAATCCCGAACCAGAGCCACTTCCCGAACCGCTACCAATTGGCAACAATTCTTTCCCTGTATATCCGTAGTAAAGATTGCTGTACAAATAAAATTTGCCTATTTCGGGTGTCACGGTGCTTGCCATGCCATTCTTTACTAAAGTAAGTGACTTTATCTTACCTTTCGCATCCTCTTGCAAATACAAACCGTCTACAGTTGTCGTTTCTCCGCTTTCCAATTGCCCAACGCATGGTAAGATTGCATCCGTCTTTGAAATAAGAATAGCAATGGCTTTATCCCAATTCTCACCGACTGAAACAAAATTGTCATTCTTGTCAAATACGTACAAACTCTTATCAAGAAGGTAGATTTTATCTTTCAATGCGCTGGTACGGTATGAATTCATGTATAAGTCAGCAGAAGGTGTGCTTGACCAATTATTATAATAAGTCCCATTCGATTCACCCGCAAATTTATTTTGATTCTTTACAAATACAATCTGTGAGATGCTGCCAATGGATGCGGATAAAATGTTTGCATCCTCAATTATATCATCAAAACGTGCCGTTGCACCTTGTATCGCTTCAATAGCTATTTTCTCAATCAGGTCTATTTTCATTTGTGCTAACAAAATGTCTTCCTCACTGTCCTCAATATCTCCTTCGGCAGTTTGTATACGTTCTTGGAGTTGGGCAATAGCATTGTTTAACTGCGTATCAGCAGAGTTCATATCCTTTCGGATTTCAATTTCTGCGGCTGATACTGTGTCGCTTATGGCTTTGTTCCTTGCAGTGACTTCATTGTTTATAGCCGTAGTCAAGTTACTTTGAAAGTCAGTACGGAGTTTGCTTAATTCATCTGTAACTGCCTTTTGAGACATCACATCATTTGCGCTCTGTCCTGTTTCTTGCTTTATGGCTACGTTAATACCGCCTTGGAATTGCCAACCGTTTTCCGCTCCTTCGTAGCTATAAATACCGTTTTCATCACCATTAGACGGATTTACAACTGAAACCAAATCACCAATCTTAATCTTCGTGCCATCTGTACCAATAGGATTGCTCGCATCGGCATTCATATCCGCAAGGCTACTATATGTTTTGCGAATATTGTACCGATAGTAAAACGTGGCGTTTTCCGCTTGACTGATTATATTGGTCGGTACAGAAGTAGCACTCCAATTCTGTCCGTTCCAAATAAAAATAGCCAAAAAGCCTTCCATATCTCCCGAAGTAATTGAAATCGGATTACCCTCGTAATCATAGAAATTGTGAAATGTCACGGTGCGGTTTTGCCCAACGCCAGCGATGTAACAAGCTCTGCTGTTATCAGGCTGAATCGGTTGAGTATTCTCGTCAGCAACCCCGATTAGTGGTGCATTGGCAACCAATTCCAAGCTCCGAATATAGTTAAGCATATTCAAAGCGTATTCTTGGTGCTTTTCAGGTTGAATTTCTGTCCCATTGGGACGCCCCATAAGACAATTGATAATCATCTTGTAGGTATCGTCATATCCTGCCATAGTAATGCGTAATTTATTTGATTAAACATTTTTTTTTGTATTCTCTATAACTGCCGAAAGCATAGGACAAAAAAGAACGAAGGTGCATCGTTCATTATGATACACCTTCGTTACTTTGCAAGCAGCCCAATATAAGTAAGATGTATTAGAATAGTTTGTATCTTATAACCATAGGTGGTATATAATATCTGACTTGAGAACTTTCTAAAAGACTCTGAAATGTAGTATCTCCATTTGCATCATCTATTTTCAGATTCCCATCTTCCATATATATTTTTGAAATAGGAGTTAGGGATATTCCTATTCTTTCCTTATCTGTATAAGTTTCTTCCGTATAATCATAGGCTTTGGCATATGCCAAAGATACTAATGCCCTCACATCGTAATTGGGAGCAACCCATCCTTCATCTATCCGATTAACTTTCGCTAAAGATATGGTTGCTAACGGTATCATTCGATAAGCAGTGTTCTCTCCATAGTCTTTGTCAGGAATGTTGAAAAACGGATAGATTTTATTGAATAAATCATCATCAAAAAGTAACGATAGAAACTTTGTGTAATCATATACAACTGTTCGGGTATAAATCCATTCAATCCGAATGAAATCTTCAATATAGATTTCTAACATTCCATTTTGTATTCTGAATTTTAGATTTCCTCCACTGGAGGCATTATTTAAGACAACATTATCAAGTGAATGTTCCAAACTATTTCTGATTTGTCGGTCTGCTTGTATTTTGCCAAGTGCAAGGTCATAGCTGTCTCCAGCCGATATATTTTGGTTAGCGACCGTTTCAGGCTTCCATTCGTTAGGCAAGCTCAAATGGATATTGGATTGCTGATTTTGGAGCTTTGCAATAGCCGTTTCAAGGCTATCATTGTTATTAACTTTTCCGTTTGAAGATATTTCGGAGAATTCACTGGTTAATTTTATTCCAGTGGCATACTTAAAACGGTTAATGTATCTCTGTATTTTGGATATTATGGTTACCAATTTGTCTCCCTTTGCTATATCAATAGCTTCCCCACCTGTTTCAAGAGCAGAAGGCAATTGCTTGTTGTAAATAGCCGTTGGAGTGGTAGCATCCGTAATAGCCTTTGCCGCATTTCCTGTGATTTCCTGATTTGCTTTACCTACGTTTTGAATAGATAAATTCAACTGGTTCATATCCGTATCATAAGTATCTTTTGCTACCACGCCACCTTTCTTGTCAAAATAGTTCTTTAACGTATTTGAGAAATTGAAATAAAATCCTCCGTTCCACGTGATAGAATTACCCGCAACTCTCGACAAGAAAGACGATAGCCGATATTTAGCCAAGCTCCAAATATTATTACGCTGAATTTTTCCCAAGATATAGTCATTTGCTGTAAAATCGGGAACTTGTTCATCAAAACGGAATACCAATGTCTTATTGCTTTCGTTAAATACACCTCGTATATCGTCAATGGATAGATTTTGGGAAGTAACATGATACTGGATATTACTCCCCAAATCATCTATCAATATATTCCCCATTGAATCATCATACTGTACTTTCGTAGTAGTGATAGCAAGAGCCAAAGCGTTTGACTTGTCTTTAATTTGATAGAACTTACCGATAGACAAGCCTACATTCCTTGCAATGTTTACAAGTTCTGAATAGGTTATAAGTGAGATTATATTTTGGTCAAGAATAACCCATGTTTTTTTTGCAGCATCATATACCTTATGACATTTTTGGCTTGGCGTGTTATCAAACCAAATCAGTATGGTATTCTCTGGCGGAGTGTTACCAATATACACTCCCGCCACTTGTCCCAAATTCTTTGTATTTCCAGCCATGATTATTTATTCTTTTTCAATGATTGTTCGATAACAGCATCATGCCAATTACCATCTTCATCATAGTAGGCACGAGTGGTTATCCATAAAATTGCATCTGCTGTTCGTTGACCAAAGAGAACGTGCATTCCGTATTGTTTGGCAAGTTCCGTGGTTCTTGTCTTGATTGCTTGTAAATCCCGATTAGAGAAAGAAGCAGGAATGTTTACCAGCAATGGCACATCCTCCGAATGATTTTTGTCCCATACGATATTAGCATTCTTGTAAATCAGAATACCTCCGTCACGGTGTACACCGTCATTCAAATTCGCTTGAAGTTCTCCGAACTCTTCTTTCAAAGTATCGGATATTGTGTCCACGGCTTTATCCCGTGCCTTACTGCCACTTATAATGTCCACAGGGGACAAGATTAGGCTTTTAGCTTTCTTAGCCGCGTTAATGCCTTGTAATGTCTTTTTCTCTCCGTTTCTCAACTCTTCCTTCTTTTTAAGAAGAACGCCACGCATTTGGGACAACGTAACGTCATTCGGATTATAAATCATCTGCTTTTGAATGTTTCTTAACTGCAAATCAATCCATGTTTCCGTGACATTACTTTCATCCAACTGACGTTTGTATTCCTCTACTTCGGAAAAGAGCAAGCTGGTATCACCGCCATTTGCATCTTTGGACAAGGCTTGTGATTGTACCGCCTTCTCTATATCCGAACTGATAGAGGAAATGGAATCGGTTATAATTCCTTTGTTGATTTGTCTTTCACGTGCCTGACGTGCTGCTTCTATCTTATCAGCAGTATGCAAATCGTCCTGAAAAATGTTTCTGTTGCTCATATCTTTTTTGAATTATTTATTTTCCTACCATTTTATAGCCTTTGGGTAAATCATAATTTTTATCCGTGGCATTCCATTTACTATCATCAAGCTGATAAGGACTGTAATCCAATATACCTTCATAGACTTTTTTGCCCTTATTATCATAAACAGCTACAATATCATCATCGTAACTTATCTTTTTACCGCTTGGAACTTTTGTAATTTGTATCGTTTTCGCCTCAATACCAACTTCTTTTGCTAAAGCCTTTTTTACACTTGGCTTTAAGTTTGTACCATTCACAAAGTAACTTGGGTCATCGCTCTTTATTTTCTTTCCTTTTGCTTCAAGAGTATATGAACCATCAGTATTCTTTGTTACGGTTACTTTTGCTCCATTGATGTCATGAACAACTTTAGTATCTTTCTTCGCAGGAATGTTATCAACGTCATGGTGTTCCCAATTAAGGTCTCTGATAGTGTCTTCGGATAGTACGCTACCCTTGATGGTTACGCCAGTATCTTTGCCGTCATAGTACAAACGCCAATTTCCCTTCGGAGTTGCTTCAACGGTTACTTTGCTTGAATCGGAATACCTTGAATTGTTGGTTTTCAAAGCATCCATAATTTTTTTGGCTTCGCTTGGAAGTTTAGTTTCATCTTTCTTTGGAGGAGCAGATGTTGCATTTGTCTTAGTTCCGCCACGCTTAGAAGGACTTGCTACACGCCAATCTCCCTTACCTCCGTTAGCCGAAGAACGCCAAACCCACTTTCCATTTGGGTGCATATCTCCGTCCTGATGTTTAGCTTTCTCTATGTCTTGTCCGAACTCGGCTTCATAGGCAGCTTTTTCAAAAGGATTAACCTCATCCTCAAAGGCTTTTTCCGTTTCCTTGTACATTATTTGTTCGGGATTATCCTCCTCATTATCCAATTCTTCTTTGAATTGCAATGCTATATCAATGGCTTCGGATAAGCCAGTAGCTTCTTTTTCTTCCCCTTCTTTATTTTCATCAATAGGGAACTTGCTCACCAAATATCCTTCATCAGTTTTGCTGATGATAATATCCCCATTATCTAAATTGGTAATATAGGAGTTATCCGCATCTTCAACACCGATATATGTCTTTTGGTCTTGGTCATTGAATTTTCGCAAACCAAGCATTTTCATTTTGTACATATTGGACTTGCCTGTATTCTTCTTTTTAGAAGTCTTGGATGTTCCTTCCTCTTCGGGTTCATCAACGGTATAATCTACGCCATCATCTTCCGCTTTTTGCAAATCCATTTCATCACAACCGAAGGCTTTTACCATTTGGTTTACTTGCCGTTTTCGGTGATTTTGAATGTCTTCCAACCAACTCATATTATTGTTCCTTTTATAGTTATTTCTAATCAAAACAGCTTCGCTACCTTGAAGACTATTGAACATGGCTACGTTTTGAGATATACGGCTTCTCTGAGTACAATTATCGTCCTTATCATAATGTCATATCTTCTATAACTGCTGACATGAAGGAATGTTAATAATTAGCAAAATCAAAAAGAGCTTGATTAAAACTTGCTATATGTATAGATAGTAAAAAAGGACTAAAGACATGGACTATACAATTTGTAAATATGAGAACCTATATAGATGTATTCGTAAGAAGTTACTACGAGTTGACTTCCCAGGGTTGGCAAGTAGTGGCTTTATATAAACACATCTTCATTTAAACAATGTATAGTCCAGTCTTCAATCCTTGTCCTTTTAATAATAACCGACAATGAACGGTTAATCAAGCACCGCATGATACGGGTTAAATTGGGCAATCTCTATTGCAATACTGACGCAAATGGTACTGCATAGGATTTCGCCTAATACCCAAGAATAAATAATTGTAGTTTCAAATGTCGGTTACTTAAAGTTATACTTGTTACTTATATTTTCATTTTCTGTTCACTATCAGCCATTGCTAATTTTTCATACTGTTCGTCCGTCCATTCTTCCTTGCGTTCTACAAGATTATCTATGACGCTGCCAAGTTCCTCGCAATAAACTTCGTCACGAACTGATACAACTTTCTTCTTGTCAGAAGAAAGTAGCGTTATGACATAACAATCCCTACCTTCGTCCAAGCTGATATACACCCATCCTTTATGCAGTACTCCACTCACTCTTAATGCAAGCGTGGCTCTATTTTTGTATATCGTGGCTATACGTTTAGATACTCCCCATGACATCTGAACGCTCATTGTTACACTACACCTTATCTGACGGTTAATTTCATTAGCAATTCTCATTAAAAATTCTTGTTCCATACGGCTATTCGTTTTATCAGTTTCTTTACCGTAGAACTTTGGGGAATACATTTGAATGGTAGATAAGAAAAAAGGCAAGAAATAAATCCTGCCTATTCTATTATTCCCAGTTATAGGGAAAATCGTAACGTATCAGATACGTTGTTTACTGTAAACGGCTATAACTTGGTAGCCGTCCCAGTACGAAAATTGAAATACATCTATTTCCATAATCTTTCGTTTTAATGGTTTGACATCCAATTTGATTTACGATTGCCGTGGTAAGCATCGCAAATATACGAAAGATTTATGGAGACTAAAAATGCGAACTATCCGTGAGGACGTTCGCATTTGCTTTATATCTCAATGAAACAATGGATAATCGAAGGATTGCTAATAATAAGTAAAATCACTCTGCGTATATCACACGTATCTTTTCCGTTTCCAACGCCTTGTATTTGGTGAACGGGTAGTGCTTGGAACAGATTAGCTTGCTGGAATAAAAGCCTCCCGAACAGACGTTTATACATGTTTCTTGAACAAATATATTCCTGTTCATCAAATGCGTGGTTATTTCGGCTTCGATTAAATACGTCTTATTTTTCAAAGACAGCAGGTCATTATCTGTGTTCAAGGTTTTTATGATTTCCAATACAAGGTCTTTCTCCCGTTCATTTGAGAAAGTAGAAGGACTTTTAAGCGTCCAGCCCTTCTTGCTTTTCTTTACGTTAAAAGAATATTTCTTGCTTATAGCCGTTGTTCTCAATGCCACTTCCGTCTTTACACCGATACTATCCCCTTTGAATAGTATTTTGGCTGGGATGTGCTTGTTATTCTCTAATATGCCCAATACGTATTTGTTGATGAATGAATCGTCATTCTTGTCGGCAACGAGTGTACCATTTTTGTCAATATGCACGTAATATACTCGACCATCCAAACCACCCATTTCAAAGAGAGGGGAAACGTGGCTGTTATAAACGGAGCGTATTCCATTCCAATTTATCACGGCTTCAGAGGCAAGTTCTTTCTTTGAGAATTCACTACCGTCGTTGATACGTTCCTGTATGGCAAGCTCCCTTTCCGCATTCCGTCTCACTTCCTGTTCTTGGGCAATCTTATCCTGCTTTTCTTTTTCTTTCATCCAAATGGTTTCCGCAATGTCCGTTTCCTTAATCGTGAAGCCTGCATCTTTCAAAGCAAAATAAGCCATTTCTACACCATAGTTGTAATAGAGTGTAACAATGAAGTTTTCGGCACAATCCAAATGCTTATCCAAGGTTTCAAGTAAACGGTGGGCAAGGTCTGTCCGATTGCGAACTTGCTGGGGGTTAGCTACTGCAAAGAGTGATAATGCTCTTTGATTGTATTGGCAATAAGAACCTATCTTCTTTGCCATAACGCTTGTCACTGGTGATTTTTGCCCCTTAGTAGTTTGGGCTGTGATTGTTCCCATCATGAATGATAATAGGAACGTGGCTGTCAATAACAAAAGTTTCTTTCTCATAATGGCGAATTTTTAACGAGTAAACTCTGTAGCAGCCAATAAGAGAAAATCAGCAACGTTTTATAGGTTAAAGAAAGTGGGCTGCCCCTGTGCTACTCGTTAGGTATCGCCAAACACCTGTATATACGCACAGCAGGGCAACCCACAAGATATGAGCTGTCCACTGTGCCTTGTATATACCTCTTGATAATTTGGCGATTTCAACGAGATAAGGCACTTCCTTATTATTTTCCAAATTTTGTCTCGAAAGACAGTGCAAATATACAAATATTTCAGCTATTTTTGTAGTTATCTATTAGGAACTTATGATAATTCAAAAAAGTACCGATATGAATAAACTGATTTATTTCCTGTTTGCTTTTGCTTTATTAGTCGTATCATGCAGTAAGGATGATGAACCGACAAAGGAAAATCCTCTTATTGAAAATCCTGATGGGGGCAAGAATGAAGAAGAGGACAATGATACCCCCGAAGATAGAACGGAAGTTCAGCATGTGATGATTACAGCCACGGTTAGCAATAATTTTATTTTGCCTGTCGGCACACGTTGTGAAGCCGAATTTTATGATTCAGAAGGACAGAAACTTGATTGCAAGAAAACATTAGCTTCTGCATCGGAACGCTCTTTTCATATCGGTGCTGATTTAGACAAGGGCAAACAATATACGTGCTTGCTATGGTTTGATAACGGAGAATATAGTTACGATATAAGCGAAGGGCTGAAAAAGGTTAAAATGAGCACTAAACCAACTTATGCTTTTTATGGTAAGTTAGTTTTCAATTCCGATACCCAAAAGCATATTGCGGAAATGAAGCCTGCCGTTGCACAAGTCGTTTTGAATTTGAACAACGTAGTTCAAACTGGCTCTGGAATTTTCTCTATCTCGGAAACCACTCCAATTAAATACGTTTTCAATGTTGAGGCTGGTACAGCCGTTAGCGTGGCTGACGCTTATACTCCCAAGAAAGTATTTCTTATCAATAACGTAGGAAAGGTGGCGGATTTTTGCGTATTTGCTCCCGATGGTGGTATGAAAGTCAATCTGCAAATAGATTATAATGGTAAGGCTGAAACCATTGAAGATGTTACGTTACAAAAAGAACGTACCACGACATTGGAGGGTGATTTAGAGACTATGGATTTTAGTATCATAATTACTGACTTTCTTGATACAAATGAACAAATAGAAATGAGATAAAGTTATGAATAACATGGAATTTATTCAGTTGTTGATAGGTATCGGGCAAATTTTAGCTGTAGCCATTATTCCTATCATTATATGGTTTGGTGGTATTAAATACCAAAACAGAAAGGCTAAGAGAGACGCACAATTGAACTTGTTTCTCACATTAATGGCTAATAGAAAATCTAACCCTATAACCAAAGAATGGGTTGATGCTCTAAATACCATTGATGTAGTTTTCCAAGACAACCACAAGGTTAGACACGCTTGGAGAGAATATCTTGATAGTTTGAATGAAAAATCGCCACATTTTCAGAGTAATAATGCTTTTCTTCTTGATTTGCTTTCTGAGATGGCAATGGCTCTTGGGTACAAAAATCTGAAGCAGACCGAAATAGACCGTTTTTATTCTCCGAAGTATTTTGGCTCACAAATGAGTCGTCAGGAAATATTGTTTCAGGAAAATTTGCGTGTCCTAATGCACTCAAAGAATTGTTCCGAAGGTTTTTCTGAGGAAGAATATCAGACGCATTATAACGAGTTGATAGAAAGAGACGGGAATGTTTAAATTTACGTGTTACCATTTTTCTTTTATAAAACGTTGGTAGAAATAATAATTAGAAACACTGAAATGCAATAAACAATTCATTATGGCTAACTACAAAAAATCACCGATAGATGAACTTTTCTATAACTTAATGGGGTATTATCCGACAAAAGAAGGAACTGCATATGAAATTATATCAACAGCCGTATTGGGCTTTATTGAAAATAAGGATGCTGCCCATAATCAATTTCTAATTGGAGAAAGTCAATCTAAATATCAATTGGATGGTCTGATAGATGGAGATATTATGATTGAAGCTAAAGACTATACAAAAAGAAAAGAAAAAGTTGGACGAGAAGATTTACAAAAATTGCAAGGAGCTTTAACTGATTTGTCCCAAATCAAAAAGGGTTATTTTACTTCAGCAACCCAATATACAGAACCCGCACAAAAGTATGCGAAAGGTAGTTCTACCAACTCTTTTCAAAAAGAAATTGTTCCAATTGAATTACGTCCTTCTACCGTAGAAGATGAAAAAGGACGAATATCCCAAATAAACATATCATTGGAAATGGTTTCCCCAAACTTTCATAGGGGAAAATATGCAATACTTTTTTCTGATAAAGAAAGGCTTAATTTTGAGAACTATCTAAGAGAGTCTGGACTAAATGAGATTCATTTACAAATACGTAACTTTTATAACTCAAAAGGAGAAGTTATAGAAACAATAGAGAATATATCCAAAACCCAGTTTCCAAAATTTCCAATGGACGCAACTGAAGTGGATGGAGTATTTAATACATCATCTTTTATAAAAATCAATGAAAGATTATTTGCTATAAATGGCATAAAATACCATATTCCTATACAGCATACAAAAGAATCATTTACAATAGAAAGTGATGGCAATGCAATGATACTTGTAAAATCTGAGACTTTAGGTATAAACAAACTTATAACAGATATTGATATGAAGAATGCTATAAATATGGTACTCAAAAAATCATAG